CCTCTGCCCAGTCTCTGCCTCTGGGTAGCCAAACCCTTTCAGCTTCTAACATGGGCGTTATAGAATGTACTCTGGATACTTTATCACGGTCTGGTAGGTAATCCAACACAGGAAGTCCTGCTCTTCGCATATCTTGTATCAGGCTCTGCCCGGATGCCTTCTTCTCTATGATACACACATCTGGTTGATAATCATCGTAGAGGTCTTGCGCTGTCCTTCTTAGTTCTGGGTATTCTAATCTTTCTCTGACATTGCCTAGAAGTACAAGGTTAGGTGCTAGATATTCTCTGCCTAGGCTATCTACAAAAGGGTATTCAAAGATGCCCCATGTCTGTATCACAGAGTAGTCAGCTGTGCTCCGGGTGGAGAAGGCTGTGTCGTAGGTTTGTATTATCATGTCACACTCTGGTGGCTCCTCGTCTGTCCAGTTTTGAAACCACTGTGACTTGATAGCTGACCCCTCGTCAGGTGTAGGGTTCTGCATGTACAGGGCTTGCCAGTATTTAGACCCGTTGTTGGCTCTGATCTCTGCCTCGTCTAGTCTGAGTAGTGAGTCAGGTTTCCACTCTGGAAAGTAGGATGTACCCTCTGGCAGGTTTAGTAGCTGTGCAGATTCTTCGTCTAGCCATGCAGGTATGGACACAACTTCCCACGGCACAGTATCTTCTGTCTGGTTGTTGAGAAGCCAGCCACAGAGATCGTCTTCGTGATATCTGGTGTTGATGATAATCACAGAACCATTGGGCATCAGGCGTGTTCTAAGACCGGAGGGATACCAATCTTTGATATACCTACGCCCTGCCTCTGAGAAGGCGTCCTCCTCTGACATGGCATCGTCTATCAGAGCAATGTGTGCTCCTCGCCCTGCAATCTGGCTCCTGACGCCTGCAGCGTAGTAGATACCGTTCTGCTTGGTCTTCCACTTACCAGCTGCTCTTACGTCCTCTCTGAGGTTTGCACCGGGAAATATTTCTTGGTAGAGGGGCATCTTGAGAATATCCCTGACAGTTCTACCAAAGTCTGAGGCCAGCTGGTCAGAGTGAGAGATGCTCATGATTTCGTGAGATGGAAAGTTACCAATGTACCATGCAGGGAACAGTTGAGAACAGAGCAGACTTTTGGAAGAGCGTGGTGGGAGGAACACCATTAGTCTCTTAGGTTCAGGTGAGTCTACAATTGTCTGCAGTCTTTGACTGATGACTTGTATGTGCCTGCCTGTTTTAAAGTCTGGCACCAGTTGAGGTGCAACAAACTGCACAAAAGAGAAGAAATCTATTCTGGAGTTCTCAACTGCTTTTAGGTACAGGCTGTTTCTAAGTTGTTCTTTAGTGGTAAGTTTGTCCACTGTTGTCTGGGTCTCCACCCTTTTCTCCGTAGTATTCTGTCATTTCATCTGTCATTAGATAGATCAACTGTATTACTTGAGCAAACATATGCCTCATGCGCTGAACTCTGTGGTCTACGTTTTCTATGTCGTTCATGGGGTGAGAGAAAGCCACCACCTGTAACTGATTGAACATCTCTTGTAGATAGTCAATCTGTTCTGGCAGTGTTAGGTTTATGCTCACTATCTTATTCTTTTCCGCCATCTACAACTTTTAACCCTACATTGTAACCAGATACAGCGGCGAGGTTCTTGATGTCTGCGTCCAGATCAGAGGTAAAGGTGGAGTCAGCGCCGTGAAAGTGTGTGTTCTGTTTGATCTCTTTCTTGTCAATGAACATGCCAAGGTGCTTGCCCATGTTCTCCAGAGAGCGGTTGGCGTTGGTGTAGTCCTCTGCCTCTGTGGCTCGCATATAGGTCTGGTACATCTTGTCTAGGACCTTCTGCGCGTCCCACGAAACCTTCTCTACAACATCCTCTCTGAGTATCTCTATGTAAGCTCTGAGCTTGGGGTTTGCCAAA